AGAAGTAATTTCGTTGACAATCATATCTAAAGCCTTTGAGAGTGTATAAAGCCACTCTCGTGCTTCCGAATCACGCATAGGCGAATTTTTCCATTCAAGGTCAATCGCCTGACGGATTCTTTTCACCGCATTGGTGAAAATCTCATCCTCTAAAAATCTTTTAGCTTGTATTCCTTTTGACTTTTCTTTGTCTAAACCCATTAATATGCTCGTCTTGCTTTTCTCTTTCCATCTCTGGTTTCCATAGCATATCCCTTAACAGGTCTGCTTGTGGTTTTTTCAGTTACTTGAATTTCTCTTTTACTTCCTCTATCATCTTGTACTGTAGCTTTTCTATAAATATTATCTTGTTTTGATGTTTTAATTATTTCTTTAATTTCTTCTTTTGTAGTTCCGTGTTTTTTAAACATATCTTCTGTAACATTAACACTATCTACATTAATTCTTTTAATTAATTTTGGATCAATTTCTCCAGTTTTCCCGCTGTCAGAAGCTGATTTAATATATTCAATGGCATCTGTCATTGAACCATAGGCTGAAGTTATACCTGTATTAGGATTTACATATTTTCCCCCTCCATCATAAAAACCACCAGAAGAAGTTACATAATGAACTTTATTATCTTTTCCTATTGGGGACCATTTTGAAAAAATTCCTGTATCATCTTTTTTAGCTAATTCATTGAGAGATTTAGCTAATGAATCTGATCTTTTCGCACTAATACTTTTTCCTACTCTACCAAATGTTTCTCCTGGCTTACCAGCCATTTCATAAAACATTCCTCTTCGTCTTGCTTGGTCTAGCCAATTATTATATTGTCTATTATTTAATATTTGAGCTGGTTGAGCTAACATATTTCCCATTAGTCCCATTTTTTGCAACCCTGATACTTGCATAGGACCAGATAAAAAACCATCTTTATCAATATATCCTTTATCCAATCCCCATCTCTCCATCATATCATCAGAAAATTCACTCATTGTTTTAGCATATCCTTGACCTAAAGGAAAATCTTCTTTGATTTTCATTTGTTGTTCTTCTTGAAAAGAAGGTCCCATATCTTGCTGTTGAGAATAATCTATTGTTACTTGTTCTTCGGGAGTGCTGGGAGGATTGACTGGTGCTACATCAGGAGCCTGTCCTGGAACGCTTACTTGATTTGTTGCTGGATCAAGGACGAAAGGATATTGTCCAAATCTTCCCCAATATGGGTCTTTCCCAGCAATATCTGAAGGTGTTAATCCTTGGTTAAGAAGGCTTTGATAATTCGGCATTGTATATTCATACCGCATCAGTCCCATGCCTGGTGGATTTATTCCTAATAAATTTTGTAAATAAGGATTCTGTGCCATTATCGTCCACCATTGGTTTTAATCAAGGCTGTTTCAATTTCAGCAGCTTTACGCAATTCGGTTGAATCTATTTTCTCCGCCTCTATTTTCAGTTTTGTTTCCAGTTCTAAAATCTTCACTTGCATGTCCACCATCATTTCCTCTCGCTTCTGTTGGAGAGTAGCGATTGTTTTTTCCTTCTCCGCCTGTATCTCCGCCATCGCTGTTTGGATTAACGGATCAGGTTGTGGAGGAGGTGGAGGTGGTGCTGTTTCAGGATTAACAAAGAATGGCTCTGCTGATTTGAAACCAGCGTTGATAACCAACTTCTCTAAAGTATTATAGATTTTTTGTTCATCCACCAAGCGACCATATCCGCCTTGTTGAATTAATGTTTTCTGTATGTTTAAAATTTGTGAAAGTAATGCAACACGCTGATCGGTATTACCCGTTCCAAGACCAACTTGAATGGATACATCCATGTCATAGTTCTGCCAGTCTTTTGGATTCATTTTGTAGAACTGATTGCGAAGCCTGATTGTTCGTTCCTCATCCTGGTATTTTGTTACCAAGTGCATGATGTTGCGGAACATGTCCTTCACACCCGTTTCTGCAAAGATACGAGCTATTAACTCAATTCGTTGTGTCGCTGCGTTGACTAAAGCATTTACGCCTGTGGCAGTAGTGTGTGATTTTTGTATCACATTTGGATCGGCTCCCATTTGGGATCGGGAGATTCCTGTTCGTGCCTCTTTCAGTTGGTCAATTTTTTCCAACATGGAAAGACCTTCGTTCAAGAAACTTGGAGTTGCCAAAGGTGTTACCGCTCCAGGTCCTTTCACTCGAACAATGCCGCCAGGTCGTGATGTGATTAAGTCATCCAAATTCACTTGTCCGTCAATGACGACATTCCTTGCATTGTTCTGCAAGTACATGTTGTCCATTGTTTGTCGTAGGACAGTTGATTTGATAAGTTGTAAATCCATGACCAAATCCGCCACACTCATTCCAAAGAATAAATGAGGCATAGGAATTGGAGTTACCATGGAAAATGGAATGTCATCTATGGGTTCGTTATCCAGTATGTGATTTCTATTGCCAGCCATCGTAATTTTACGAAGCTGTGCTTTTCCGTTTCCGTTGTAATCTAACCGAGCGTAACATTCCATCAGTTCGATGTAATCCGTTGACTTGTCAATGGATTGAAATTCTATTTGGGGATCGGCTGTTTCGTACAGCTCCCTTGTTGTGTGTTCCTGATTGTAAAAACTGTTTGTGTAAGTGGGAAGTTTACTGACTACTTTCTTGGAATAGCCCATGTTTAACAGTTGTGTTCTTGTCCTGAACAGTCGGTGGGCAAAGAACTGGGCATCCTGAATGTTGATCGCATTTCGTGCAACATAAACATCCTCTGGTGCAACGCTGTCAACTTTTACTCGACCAATCTTCTTTGTTCGTGTAATCTTCACATCGTGAATATATTCTACGCCTATCTCTGTTTCTACTTCCTGCTCGTCATGTTCGTCTATACTCACTTCATCATCAATTAATAAAGTTTGGTATTCTACTTCCGTGAGTTCCTTGTATTCTTCTTCAACCTTTTTTTCTTCCTCCAGCCAGAAATGTTTGACGAAACCATTTTTCTGTAAGAGGGCATCCTTGAATAAATTATAGAGAATGAGAAAACCTGGATTGTCTTTCATAAAGACATAGTTCACATAATCGGTGCATTGGTCTGCAACCTGCTGATCCTCTGGTCCTTTTGGTTCAAATCTTACGATCTGTTCTCCTGCGGTAAAAATGCGTAGCAATGACGGCAATATGCTCTCAATTACCTCCAATACATCTTGCGATACTACCTGTGATCGGCCTTCAACTTCATTACCATAAGGTTCTCCCAGGTAATATTTAAAGGCAGCTCTGCGTTCCTGCGGAATCTTTCCTGATAAATACCCTAAAGATTGATCAAGCTGTTGACCGAGCAAAGCGAGTATCTCTGAATCTCGCATTTTTGCCATGATTTATTAGGCTTTTCCCCAGATTTTAGCGTGTATTCTATCTGGATCAAATAGTTTTCCACGGGTAAGATTTTTTGTTGTCGCCCAAACCTTTGGTTCGCTTGGAACGGCTGTAGATTTGCCTTTGTCATTTGGCTGTGCTGCTGCATCAAGCCTGTCGATTTCAGCGTCATACCCAGCAACCCTGTATTCGCTTCGTACAGAGCCTTTTCCGAATCTTAATCTGCCATGGTATTTTTTTCCGTTTGAAGTTCCCATTATTTCTCCCATCTAATTATAAGGGGCTGACCATCAGCTCCCACAATTTCCTGTTGGTTTTTATCACCATACACTTTTGGCACTAATTTACTAGCCGACCAATGTGCATCGTGCATCAGTAATTTTAAAGCATGGGTTTCTTCCAACCCCACTTTTCCTTTTCCCTCTTTTGACCGTTCATAGGTGTCAAGGGCTTTTTTCCTGTTATCGGATAAAATATATTCTATGCCTTCCATTTTCGCTTGGCTGTAGCGTGCCTGAAAGCCTTCCTTTGTCTTGAACCAGTCCCTGACTGTTTTCCAGCAAGGCATACCTTTCTCGGCAGTAATGGTGCGAATAGCTTCACCTGAAGCGAGCCTGTCGCATATTTGTTCCTCTAGTTCCTTTGTATGTATTTCTGGTCGTCCTGCTGTCATTAAACTATTCCCATTTTTGGATATTTTATGTTGCTAGCGAAGTTGGTTGATTGATTCAATCCAACGGCTAGATACCGAAACGCATCCGAGCCATGCGAGGCCCAGGTGTGTTTGGGTTTATTTTGTATGTGTCCTGTCCTGTCGTTTCGTTCCCATGAATATTGTCGTAGGGCTTCCAATCCCAGTTTGCATTTTTCCTTGTCAAACCAGCAACGAGGCAGAATCATGCGTGCTGCATTAATTCCGTCCTCAATCAAGAGCTTGGGAACAATGGTGAAATACAAGCCTAAATTATTGGCTATTTCCACTCTGCTTTGTCCTGATCCCAATTCCCTTACTTTTAAATCATGAGGGCCAAAATGATTTTCATACTTGAAATCCTTGCTTGCCAGATACTTGACATAATGCTCCAGACTTTGGCCTGAATTTTCATAGTATTCTATCAAATGAATGCGGTTGCCGACATTCTGGGAAAACCAGATGGCGGTCGCATCACCTATGCCAAGGTCCCAATGCGTGTTCACTTGGTACTGGGGATCGTATTCTATTTTCGTTATCTGTCCCTTCTCCGTTATATCGGAGATCGCACGGGTATATATTCCCCCTAATACCCCTGCATCGAAGGAACATTCAAATTCCTGTTCGTACTGCTCTGGGGACATGAGGGCTTTTGAGGCTTCTAATTCCTCTTCGTCTATAATTTTCGTATCACTCGCCTTGAATACAGAGGAATACCATTCCTTTGAGTTTCTTGCGTTCTCAAAAAGGTCAAAAAAGGCATTATGCCCTGCTGGAGTGCCAATCGCTATCAGCCAACCCTTTCTATCCGATAAGGCAGGTCGTAAAACCTCCCATATCGCAGGGGGCATCATCGCAATTTCATCAACCACGATGCCATCAAATCTCATTCCTCGTAGATTCTGGTAGGCATCCGCTCCAAAGCATTGGATTCTTCTCTTACCAGGAAGATCCACCCTTAATTCCGTTTCATGATAATGAACATTGGGGATGGTTCCTGTATATTCCATCAAATAGCTCCAAGCGGTCTGTTTCGCCATCCTATATGTAGGGG